CTATGACTCGATGGGATGTCGTAGTCCCATCTGGTCCTCGAAAAACCTTAACCTCTGTAGGGATATCTTCAGAGCGGATGTTCGGTATGTCTCCTGCTTGGGTTGATGTTGTTGTTGTTTCGGTAATTTCTTTTTCAATAGTATAGATTTGGTCGTCAACGACAACAGAAGCGGGGATTGACCTTGGAGTCTCAATTGGGTGGAAAAGTTTTGGTGACAATAATTCCTCGATAGTTTTGCATGATTCCAACCAATCGTTGAATTGATCGAACGCAAATTCTGGTAATTGAACACGAACTTCATCTTCCATCCATCCATTAACATCGACGTTAGGGTATTGTACCGAGTCGTCGAATTTAGACCACCAGTTTCCCACGCCCAGTTTGCTAATTGGTCTGAACTTTGACAAGGACAAGACCCGTTTGCAGTATGGTCCAAGTATGGGTGTTGATGAGTCGGTGGATACAAAAGACATAGCTTTTTCAACGAGTTTCTGCTCAGGAGTGATGTTATTTGGGAGACGAACCGTAGTGTGGAACTTAGATAACTGTCTCTTAAGGTCACACATAGAATTAGTATCTCCTGTCCAAACATTGGGAGAATAATAGCGTGCCAGGAAGGTGACTCCTCTGAATCCTCTAATAATAGTGGAAGCTTCGAGCACGAGTCCTGTGGCTTTTGAGGCCCAATTATGGGCTTCTTCTGGTAATTCCGGATCAAGACCGTCATCACCAAGATGTATTCCGAGTTTGTTGAAGGCCTCTTGAGGATGGAGGCCCGTTTTCCTATAGGCAAGGTAACTGTTGAAAGAGGAACGCAGGGTTTGGACCAGGCTTGTGTCAGGATTGCCTGATCCTTGAGAGGAGAGTTGGTCAAATTGAGTTTCATTTGGTAAATACGCTTTATTGTTTACACTTTCACGAAACAATTCATTCAAACGCGCCCGATTATGTGAGAATGCTCTCATCATAATAGCTCTTTCCACCATACGAATTACATGTGTTATAGTGCCGTCCATTCGATGGTAGTCAGATATATTGACTGAATTAGCATTTAAGCAAATTGAAGTCACACGTTCGGCTAATTTATCAGGAGTTTTTCCTGGTCCATACCAGTCAAATTTCTTACAATATTCAGACATTGACAAAGTATAACCAGACATTTCAAGCTTGAAACTATCATTAAAAACGGTAATATTGCGAGGATCTTTCGGTCCATTATATGTCTCTGATTTAATGAAACATTTCACAACAAATTTCCTAATAGGGCCAGAAACATACGCTTTTAACAAGCTTTGTTTCTGAGCTGGGCGCGTTTGTTTATCGGCAATATACTCACAATCATAAGGATGTAAGTTAACACCATCTGGAACAACAAGTTTGGCAAACTCTCCAATGCATGTATCTCTAAAATTGCAAGGTTTGGGTTCAGGTTTTCTTAAATTAATAATTCTACCTTCCACACATTGCCTTTCACTTGCACTATTATTGATACATGCGTACGCACCATGAATAAACGGGGACATAAAAGCCTGTATTTTTGCTTGAGCATCTGGATCATAATTCTTAGGTTCAAATTGGTATGCTCTTACAGACTTATCCACAGGAAAGACCATCATTTCTGATAACATCATTTCTCCTCTTAAGGATCTATGATATTCAGTAGCAACAGCTGATGCTTCTTTATCAG